GTCTTAAACTGGCAATCGACGGATTGCCAGACTGAGGGAGGGGTTGATGGGCAAACGATCAGACTTTGAGCGCAAAAAGCTCGACTTTTATGCGACCCCGATCGAGGCAGTGCGCCCGCTCATTTCGCATATCGCGCCCAGAGCGACCTTCTGTGAGCCCTGCGCTGGCGCTGGTGATCTCATTCGCCATCTAGAGCTTTACGGTCACAAGTGCCTTTCAGCGTTCGACGTTGCGCCACAAGCAGAGAACATCTCGCTCGGCGATGCATCTTGGATGCGGGAAACAGATTGCGGTCATTGCGATCTTATTATCACCAATCCGCCGTGGGATAGGCCAGTGCTCCACCAGATCATCGAGCAAGCGGCGAGCCTCAAGCCGACATGGCTCCTCTTCGATGCCGATTGGATGCACACCGCGCAAGCCGCTCGCCATCTCGAGATTTGCGTCAAGATCGTCTCGGTCGGTCGCATCAAATGGATCGCAAATTCCACTAACACTGGGATGGATAACTGCTGCTGGTATTTGTTCGATGTAAACCACATCGGCAAAAAAACTGAATTCGTCTCTCGAGGACGGGTTCAGATTACAAAAGATCGGCCAGAAGCCGATCAAACGAAAGAAGGATGAACGATGGCAATCTCTCTCAAACGAACCGGCACGCTCGCCTCGAATGGCGTGAAGTTGCTTGTGTATGGTCAAGCCGGTGCTGGCAAGACCACACTTATCAAAACGCTGCCGAATCCGATCGTGTTATCGGCAGAAGCGGGTCTCCTCTCGATCCAAGATGCGAACATTCCTTACATCGAGGTGAATTCGATCGAGACGATCCGCGAAGCCTATTCGTGGCTGCAAAGCGACGAAGGAAAGCAATTCGAGACGATCGCGCTCGATAGCATTTCGGAGATCGCCGAGGTTATCTTGAACAGCGAGAAAAAGACTGCCAAAGACCCGCGCCAAGCCTATGGCGCGATGCAAGAGCAGATGGCAGACTTGATCCGCGCATTTCGCGATATCCCGGATCGCAATGTCTATATGAGCGCCAAGCTCGAAAAGAGCCAAGACGAGACAGGTCGCATCCTTTACTCGCCTTCGATGCCGGGAAACAAAACCGGCCAGCAGTTGCCTTATTTCTTCGATGAGGTGCTTGCGCTGCGGGTCGAGCGCGATGCAGATGGCAATTCGCAGCGAGCCCTAATGTGCGATGGCGATGGCCTTTGGACAGCTAAGGACCGCAGCGGAAAGCTCGGCCAGTGGGAAGCTCCTGACCTCGGGGAGATCATTGCTAAAATCGGAGGCAAGGCATGAAGATCGAAGAACTCGCCTCGGCTTGGATCGATGCCAAGCAAGCAGAGCAAGCGGCTGTCGAGAATCGTCGCAGGATCGAGGATGATCTGGTCGCAACACTCGGCATCGATGAAATGCTCGATGGTACCAAGACCACCGAGATCGAGAACGGATTTCAGATCAAAGTGGTCGGTCGGCTGAACCGAAAGGTTGATGGCGACCGGCTGCAAGAAATCGCGGCAGAGTTTGGTTTGTCGCATCACTTGTCGAGCCTTTTCAGGTGGAAGCCTGAATTGAATCTGACAGCTTGGAAAGCAGCCGATCCATTTGTGGTTAAGCCGCTCTCTGGAGCAATCACGACCACTCCCGGTCGTCCATCCTTCAACATCAGCAAAAAGGACTAACAGCATGAGCAATCTGGACGAATACTTCTCAATCGATGATCTCCCAGTTTCGGAGACATCTTATGAACCTGTCCCGGCTGGCTGGTATAATGCTTCGATCACATCAGCCGAATTGAAAAACACGAAGGCTGGTGGCGGTCAATATATTCGCCTTCGCTATGATATCACCGGCCCATCGCATCAAGGTCGAGTGGTGTTTGGCAATCTGAACATTCGCAATGCCTCGCCAGACGCCGAGCGGATCGGTCGCCAGCAGCTTGGCGAAGTCATGCGAGCCATTGGCTTGGCTCGAGTGCAAGACACCGATCAATTCATCGGAGGCTCTTTGTCGATCAAGCTCGCGATCAAAGAGTCTGAACAATATGGTGCTCAGAACGAAGTGAAAGGTTTTAAGGCCATCGAAGGTGCGATGGCCCCGGCTGCCGTTCCAAAGGCTGCCGCTCCATCTGCTGCTAAGGCAGCACCACCTTGGGCGAAATAAAAAAAGTGGGGCTGCCGTGTACCAATCCGGCAGCCCCGCCTCTACGCAAGTCAGAAGGGGAACGTGGAATGCAAATCCCACAAGCAGAAAATAGCATTGAGACGCTGATCGATCAATGCCACGAAAAGAGAGAAAACAAACCCCGCCCGCACATGGGCGCATCGATGATCGGTCATTCTTGTGATCGATGGCTCTGGTTGTCATTCCGCTGGGCGGTACTGCCAGAGTTCTCAGGTCGAATCCTGCGAGTATTTCGCCGAGGACATAATGAGGAAACGCACATTCTTTCTGATCTTCGAGCCATTGGAATGGATATTCGCTATCAAAGCGCCAAGCAAGAGAGCGTCGATTTCGGATCGCATGTCTCGGGCTCAATTGATGCAATCATCGAAGCTGGCGTGCCAGAGGCACCACTGAAAACCCACATCGCAGAATTCAAAACGCACTCGCTGAAATCGTTTAACGATCTCGAAAAGAATGGTGTCGAGAAATCTAAGCCGATCCATTACGCACAGATGCAAGCTTATATGCTGGGCACTAAGATTGATCGTGCTTTATATCTTGCTGTCTGCAAGGATGATGATCGAATTTACACCGAGCGTGTGAAACTAGATAAAGAATTCGCAGAAAAGATCGTTGCTCGAGCAAAGCGGATTGCGCTTGCGGATCGAATGCCGGAGCCGATTAGCACCGATCCGTCATGGTATGTTTGCAAGTTCTGCGATGCTCATTCCTTCTGTCACGAAACGAAACTTACAAAGCATGTCAATTGCCGCACTTGCGCTCACTCGACCGCAAAGGAGGATTCGACATGGCGCTGCGAGCGGCACAATGCCGATGGCATCCCGGTCGAATTCCAGCGCACCGGATGCGATGACCATGTCTTGCACCCTGATCTTGTGCCTTGGCAGCAAAAAGACAGCTTCGATGAATGGATCGGAATTTATTGCATCAATGGAGTTGATGTCTGGAATGGTCAGCACATCAGCGGAGGCAAAAAGAGCGATGCAGTCTTTACCAGCAGGGAAATCCTCGAGCATCTTCAGATTGTAAAAAATCCGCCCGAGATGCTTTTGAAGGTTAAGGAAACATTCCCCGGCGCGAAGATAGTGAGGAGCGGAGATGCAGCTTCGTGATTATCAATCTAGATCGATCGACAATCTTTATTCATGGTTCGACAAAGGAAATCAGGGAAATCCCTGCATTGTCCTGCCGACCGGATCGGGCAAGTCTCATGTGATCGCCGGTTTCTGCCAAGATGTTTTGAGCAAATGGCCAGAGACGCGAATCCTGATGCTGACGCATGTCAAAGAATTGATCGAGCAAAACGCCGAGAAAATGCTCGCCCATTGGCCAGCCGCTCCGCTCGGCATCTATAGTGCCTCGATCGGATCGAAAGTATTAGGCGAGCCGATAACCTTTGCCGGCATCCAATCGATCCGCACAAAGGCTCAAGCCATCGGCCATGTTGATCTTGTGCTTGTCGATGAATGCCATTTAATCAATCATAAGGATGAAGGCGGATATAGACGATTGCTCGGTGAGCTTCGAGCGATCAATCAACATCTGCGAGTGATCGGTCTGACCGCGACTCCTTATAGGCTCGGTCATGGTTTGATCACCGACAAGCCAGCCTTGTTCGATGACCTGATCGAGCCAGTTTCCATCGAGGAGCTTATATTCAAAGGACACCTTGCACCGCTCCGCAGCAAGATTACCAGCCTCCGGCTGGACACGACCGGAGTGCATAAACGAGGCGGAGAATTCATCGAGAGCGAGCTTTTCAAGGCAGTCGATACAAAAGACAATAATGAGAAAGCGGTGCGCGAGATCATCGAGCTTGCTGGAGATCGCAAGGCTTGGCTGCTATTCTGCTCCGGTGTCGATCACGCCGAAAAGATCGCCGCGATCTTAAACGAGCGCAATATTCCTGCCGGTTGCGTTC